ATATAAGTCATAGGTTTTTCCTGACCAATACGATCAATCCTAGCTTCAGACTGTTGACGTTTTTCTAAATCATAACCATTTGAATAATAAATCATAGTGGATGCACCTGTTAATGTAATTCCATATCCACCTGTTTGAGGTGTACCTACAATAAATCTAACAGGGCTATCTGGATTTTGAATTAATTTAATTGCTTTTTGTCTATCTTCAGTAGTGGTATCACCATAATAAGTTACTACCGTATTATCTCCGTATCTTTTTTTAATAGCTTCAACAATAACTTCTATGTCATATCTATAGTGGGCCCATATAACTGCTTTACCTTCTACTTCATCTAATACATCTAACAATTCATCTAATCTTTCATTTTTAAGAATTTGAATATCTCCATCATCAGATTTAAAATGACCACAAGTTATTTGATGCAATCTCATTAATTGAGTTAGTACAGTTGCAGTCGTAACCATTTTACCATTTAAAATAGCAAGAGCCATTTGTTTCATTTGATCATATACTTTCTTTTGTTCTGCACTAAGTTGTACAATTCTTTTCATAAAAGTTTTAGGTGGTAAATCTAAACAATCATCTTTTAATACTCTAAAAGAAAATGGTTTTATTTTATCAGATAATTCTCCAAGATTTCTATAACCAACAACTAAATGGACCATACGACCAGATACATTAATTTGTTTTGTAATAGCATATCTAGTTTTAAATGAATAATAAGACTGATGATCTAAAAGCCATGGATCTAAAAAATAACATTGTGTAAATAAATCTAATGGAGATTTAGTTACCGGCGATCCTGTTAATATTCTTTTATATTTAACATCACGACCAATACCTATAATTGTTTTAGTTCTGATAGCTTCTGGATTTTTAATGGTAGTTGATTCATCTATTGCCATTAAAGTTTTATGGCAACTTAAAAATTTTTCTGCAAATTGTTTTCCTTTTTTAGTAGAGAATGCTTCAACATTCATAATTAAAATATGAAGATCAAAGCTAGATTGAAATAAAGTATTTAATTCTTTTTCTTTAGTTTTATTAATAGTCGCTTCCCATAATACCATTTTCTTATCTATATAATCTGGCATATGATTAGGTATTTCAGAGTCAAACCAGTTCTTATAAACACCTTTAGGTGCGACAATTAGCGCACCATTGATATGACCTTTATTATAAAGCATAGCAATATTATCAATAAGAACCTTAGATTTACCAGTTCCCATTTCCATAAAGTATGCAAATACTTTTTTATCCCATGACATTTCTAAGGCTTTTGTTTGATGCGCAAAAGGCTTAGTCTTATATTTATAGTGCATATATTTTTTAATTCTTTCTATTGACAACTCTATACTAAAAGATGTATAGCTTGTCAAGAAATATGGAAGACAAAATAGTTTATGTAATTCAGGACGTTCCAGGCAGCAGAATAGGTATGCCTAAAATAAATATTATTGGTGCGTCTAAATTTGGTAAACTAAAAGTTTTGCTACCAGAAAATGCACAGGTAACTTTAAGTACAAGTCCTGTTGTGGCTAAATTAAAATCTTTATTAAAAGATTATAGACCGACAGATTATTTACTACTTACAGGTGATCCTGCAATAATTGGTATTGCATGTTCCATAGTTTCAGATTATACTAATGGAGTGTATAAACTTTTAAAATGGGACAAACAAGAAAGAATGTATTATCCACTAGAAATTAACTTAAACCAGAAAGAAGAAAACCATGTCAACGATAGACTTTGAACAAGACCAAGTACAATCTGTAACTCAGATTGATGCAGCAAAAACTTTATCAGATAAAGTTTTAAAATTAAAAGATTTAGAAGACGAAATTGCAAATGCTGAAACAAGCATTAATAAACTTAAAGAACAAGCAAGAATACTTTCTCAAGTAGAAATACCTGCGATGATGCAGGAAATGCACATTACAAAATTAAAGCTCAAAGATGGTGAGTCTGTAGAAGTAAAACCTTTTTACAGCGCATCTATAATTCCTGAAGTTCAGGAACAAGCTTTTACATGGCTTCGTAACAATGGCTTAGGTGATATTATTAAAAATGATATCACTGTTACCTTTGGTCAGGGCGAAGATAACAAGGCGGCACAGTATGCTGTCCTTGCACGAGGTCAGGGTTTTGAACCGGTCCAGAAAGTTGGTGTTCATTCCCAGACACTCAAAGCGGTGGTCAGAGAGCGTATCGAAGCTGGACGTGATATGCCCTCTGATCTATTTAAAACGTTTGCGGGTAACCAGACAAAAATAACAAGGAGATAATCGATGCAAGAAACGAGAAACGAGAAGCAAGTAGCAACAAAGAAAGCTGCACCTCTACCTTCAACAATAATGTTTGAAGAAGATGCGCACGCAGGTTTTGAGAATGTAAAGCAAGGAAGTTTAGCTTTACCAATCTTGAAACTATTACAAAATGGTTCTGCTGAAGCACAAAAGAGAAATCAAGCTTATGTGCAAGGTGCTGAGCCAGGAATGTTACTAAATACAGTAACAAAGAAAGTTTATGATGGTGCAAAAGGAATAGATGTTGTTCCTTGCCATTATAAATTAGAGTACCAAGAATGGTCAGACTTTGGAACAGGATCAGGAAGACCTGAACAAATCTATCCAGATACTTCGGATATATTGACTAAAACAACTAAAGATCAAATGGGTAAAGATAGATTACCAAATGGTAATTATATTTTAACTGTTGGTCAGCATTTTGTTTTAATCTTGGATAATGGTACCACTGAATCTGCTTTAATATCTATGAGTTCATCTCAAGGTAAGATTAGTAGAAAGTGGAATGCTATGATGATGTCCATCACTTTAGATGGAAAAAATGGTGTATATACGCCACCATCATTTAGCCACATTTATAAGATAAATACCGTATTGAATTCCGGTAAAGGAAATCAATGGTATGGGTACAACATTCAAAAAGTTGGTCCTGTACAAGATCAAGCTGTGTATGAAAGAGCTAAACAGTTCTATCAATCATTAGCTAACGGAAAATAGTCAAACCTCTTGGGTGGTAGAAATACCACCCAAATAAATACGAGTGGAAAATGTTAGAAAGATTTAAAGAGATATTTGCTGGGTTGCAAACGGCTTATGGTCAAACCAAAGTTACAGAAGAATTTTCTGAAAACGGTAAACATGAAGCTAAATCTTTCACAATAAAAAAACCAGTAACAGATTTATTATGGCAAGCACATTTAAACGGTGATGAGCCAGCATTAGGAATTGTTCCTATTAGAGAAGATAATAAATGTAAATGGGGATGTATTGATATTGATACTTATCCATTTGATCATAAAGCTTTTATAAAAAAGATTAGAGATAAAGATATACCGATGATTTTGTTTAGATCAAAATCAGGAGGTGCCCATGTATTTTTATTTACAAAAGAATTTGTAGCAGCAAGTTTAATGAGAGAAAGATTAAAAAAGATTGCAGGTATATTGGGGTATGCAAAAGCAGAAATATTTCCTAAACAAGATTATATTAGAGCTGAAAGAGGAGATACAGGAAGTTTTTTAAATGTGCCTTATCATGGAAGTAATAAATCAGTTAGATTTGCATTTAATGATAATGGTGAAGCTTTAAAAGTAGAAGATTTTTTTAAACTATATGATCAATATTCTTTAACTGAAAAAGAATTATTTAATTTAAAAATTTCTGAAACAGATAATACAGATGATTTATTAAAAGGTGCACCACCTTGTTTACAAACAATTTTAAAAGATGGAATGCCTGAAGGTGGAAGAAACGACATGATGTATAACATTGGCGTTTATTTAAAGAAAAGATTTCCAAACGAATGGCAAGCAAAGATGTATGTTTATAATGAACAATACATGAAACCACCACTTCAACATGTAGAAATAACTAAATCCATAGAATCTGTGGGTAAAAAAGATTATCGTTATAAATGTAAATTAGAACCTATTGTTAGTTTTTGTAATTCTAAGGTATGTTCTAAAAGAGAATTTGGAGTTGGAGATGATGTTCCACCACCAGAAATAACAGGAATAAGTAAATATCCATCAGATCCTCCATTGTATTTTGTTAATATAGATGGGGATAGTGTTGAAGTAGATGATGTTACATTACATGATCCAGAAAAGTTTTCAGTGGCGTGTATGAATCAAATATCTAAACCAATGCTTCCATTAGGTAAAATTATATGGAGAAAACAATTAGTTAAGTTATTTGAAAAGCTTCAAGTATTAGATGCACCAGATTCTGCTAAAGTAGATGTACAAATAAAAGATCTATTGGCTGACTTTATAAATAAAGCACCTGGTAAAAAAATAACAGACATAATGAGAGGTTTACCTTTTACAGAAGACAATATTACTTATTTTAAATTTTCAGATTTTTGGAAATATTTACAGCGATCAAAATCTTGGACATTACAAAAACAAAGAACATTAAGATTATTAAGTGAATTATTTGGAGCTAAAGAAGATAAAGTATTTATAGAAAAGAAACAGATTAGAGCAATGAAAATGGAAACTATTAAATTAGATAAACCAAATGTAAGACAAACTAAAATGAAAGAATCTAGCTTAGTATGAAAAGAATAATTATTCCAGGTCCTCCGGGAACAGGTAAAACATATCATTTAACTAATTACTATTTAAGAAAAGAAATAGAGGAATACAAAACGCCTACAACTAAAATTGCATATATTACATTTAGTAATGCTGCAACGACAGAAGCCAAAAAAAGGATAGATAATCTATTTCCTAATTATGATATTAAAAAACATTTTCCATATATATCTACAATGCATTCTTTAGGTACAAGGCAATTAAATATAGATACTAATGCACAATTATTAAAAGACGCTAAATGGAAAGCATTTAAAAATTTTTCACAAATATGTAAGGACATGTCTTTTGAATCATACATAAATGATTCTGGTATTCCTCAATATAAGAATCACCATATGAAAATTATTGAATATTCTAGAGCAAAAAAAATACCTATTGTTGATGCAGCAATAGAATTAGATTTACAACATTCTGTTGATATATGGTTAACAGAACAGATTGAGGCCGATTTAAAATCATATAAAGAACAAACAGGAATGATTGAATATTCCGATATGATTAAACAGTTTGTCGAGAAAGATAAGTGTCCCCCACTCAACGCTGTCTTTCTAGATGAAGCACAAGATCTGAATCCTCTGCAATGGGATATGTTCTTTTACATTGAATCAAAATGTGAAAGATCTTACATTGCAGGGGACGACGATCAAACCATATATACTTTTCAGGGTGCGGATGAAAATATATTTATAAATTTACAAGGTGAAAAAGATCCAAGAATAGAATCAAGAAGAGTGCCTCGAGCAGTTCACAAAGAAGCTTTAAGTATTTTAGAACATATTAACAATCGAATGGTTAAAGATTGGAAACCAAGAGATGCAGAAGGTAAAGTATTTTATAATCAAACAATGGATAACATAAATTTTAATTCAGGAAACTGGATGATATTAGCTAGAACTAACAAAATGTTATATCCAATAAGGGATTATTTAACTTCTTTAAACCTAAGATTTGATAGTAAAATCAATGACTTATTGCCAAATCAATTATTAGAAGCTTATAGAATTTGGGTAAGATTAAATGAAGGAGCTTCTGTTGGTGGAGATGAAGCAAAATTAATTTATGAATATTTAAGTTATAAACTTAAACATGTTAAAAGAGGTTTTTCAGAAGGTAAATCATTAGAGAATGTAAATTATGTAGATCTTGATGATCTTAGAATGGATCATGGATTAGAAATATTTGGAAGTTGGGAACAGTTAAACATTCCAGAAGAAAGTAAATTATATATGAAATCATTAATAGCAAACGGAGATAATCTTTTTGATAAACCAAGAATTAAAGTATCTACAATACACAGCGTGAAAGGTGAAGAATGTGACAATGTTGTTTTGTTTACTGATTTAGAAAGAGTCATATACGAATCAGCAAGAAGAAATCCTGATCCAGAACACAGATTGTTTTTTGTAGGTGTAACCAGAACAAAGGAGAACTTATATATCATGCAACCAACAGAAGAATATAACTATAGCGTAGGAGACCCAATATGAGTAATGATGTGTTTTTTAAACAAATTGGTGGCAAACATTATAAAAAATATAAAATACAACCTTCTATCTTTATCAATGAAAATAAGATACTGTTTGCAGAAGGAAACGCTATTAAATATATTTGCAGGCATCAAGACAAAGGTAAAAAGCAAGATCTTTTAAAAGCAATTCATTATATAGAAATGATAATGGAAAGAGATTACAAAGAATGAGAGGAAAGAAAATGGCAGTATTTGATTTAGGATTGTTTACAGTGTTGTGTATATATTGTTTTTTAATGATGGTTATATAAATGTTTGAAGCTCAAAAAGAATGGATTTGTCCAGATAATTTTCCAAGTTTAAAAGGCTATAGTCATGTAGCTATTGACTTAGAAACTAAAGATCCAGAACTTAAATCAATGGGATCTGGAGCTGTTAGAGGACAAGGTAACATTGTGGGTATTGCTGTTGCTGTAGATGGATGGTCAGCCTA